CTCTATATTCCATTCTAGGACGGGTATACCAATTACATTCGACTATTTGCACCACGCCTGCCATCCAGACGGTCTAACTCAGGAAGAGGCTATAAACGCTTGCTATGCAACGTGGGGCGATTATAAGCCCTTGTTCCACTACAGCGAAAGTCGCCCCGGCAATAATCCTAGGGCGCATTCAGATTACGCTGTTAATCCAATCAATACATACGGTCTAGAGTTCGACCTTGACTTTGAACTCAAAATGAAAGATCATGCTATTTCTCGTTATATGGAGAATATGGTAGGTGCATAATGGATAAAGAACCGCTAGTAGTAATCAAAAATCTAAAGAAAACAGCCAAATATATTGGCAAAGATGTTGCTAAAAATAGAGGCATACCACTTAGCGAATTGACCAATTACATTAAACCTAAAGAAATTGTATCTATAATCAAGCAATATTGTATATCAAAAGAAGATAAATACTTGATGAATACCAAGATATTACAAAAAATATTCACAGAAGTTCACGATTGGGTTTTAGGAGTTACACTGTCCAAAATGGCTTCTAAAGATTTGATAGAGACTTATTGGGACAATAATTTAAATTGTATGACTTTTTCACCAAAGGTAGGACAAGATGGCAAAGAAACACATTAAACCAAGATTGCATGAATCCGGCAGCGTAATAACAACTAAAACAGCTTTTGGTAGTGACTCTACCATGTTAGTTGATCTTTCACAATACAAACAAATTTCTATTAATACAGATGAAGTAGTCTGTAAGGATGATCGTGGATTTTATATCACAAAGAAGAACCGTATAGACAGTGGATTAGCGGACCCTTATCGTCATTCTGACGAAAAAGCAAGGATAACGCTTGAAGAACTAGAAGTTTCAAGTTCTTGACAGGAGATAGACGATACTGTACAATACGTTCAATCGCAAAGGAGTTACGATGACTTGGCGAGAACTAATGCAGTTCATACAAAAGCAAGATAAACATACGTTAGATGAGGAAGTTAAAATATACGTTCATGCAGATAATTCAGAACATCCAGTAGAGATAACTGAGCTATTACATGATGGTTGGATTCCGTATCTAGCAATTAACGAAGAAGAGGAATAAAATGACTTGGGGCGAACTAAAAAAGTATATTGAAGATAAGCCCACTATCCACAACGATGTCGTATATGTTTATGACTTTGTTGATGGATCAGAATACGAAGCAGATATTGATGAATTTAAGGTAAATGACGGAGAATGGTTTCCAAGTATAACGATTAACTCGTCTAGTTTGGAGGAATGATATGAAGATTGCAAATAAGAAACGTAAGCAAGTTTCTGTTGAGTTTCTTGAACATATCAAGAATACCGTCAATGATATGCTTTCTACTAGAATTCCTCAGTCTACTAAGAAAAAACTTTGTATTCTTGCAGAAAAAATGTTGATGGAAACTAAGAGTTATGAAGGATTTAAGTATCTATATTGGAGTAGATATGGTTGTCTTGATTGGGAAGAAGCAAAGCAAAAGGGAGTTTATAAGCACGTTCCGCAGGAATATATAACCGGCCCCGATGTTACCAATGATCCAGAATTTATTAGCGACATACAGGGCGAATACTCTCGGCGTTACATATGATAGATATAATACCAGTCATAATCATTTCATCAACAATACCGCATATTGAATATAACATACCAAATAAGTATATATTTGATAATGACTATAGCGAAACAGCCAGAAAAAGACTTGAAACAAATCCATTTCAAGAAATATTATACAAAGCACTAATAGAAGAAATAGAAAGAGGACAACATGGACCGATTCGATTTGGAGAATGAACTTACAAACCTAAGTAAGATTAGTGATGATATTAAGACTATTGCTAGTCAAGTCATGGATGGAACATTAGATAGAGATGATGTTTTTGCCGCCCTGCACGGACTTGCTATTCTTCATGATGCTAGGTATGCTATAGCTTGGGATATATTCCTACAAGTATTCAAGCTTGAAGAATACTCTGATCTAAATGATAATGAAGAAAATGTAGATATTATGAACAATAGTGAATCATATACTAATTACATGAAGAACGTATTTGCTAAATATGATTACCCCGACAAAGACAAGTCAGTTTGGTATTAATTATGGATCAAGAACTACAAGATAAACTTTACGAAAAATATCCTCAATTCTTTAGCAATAAAGATAAAGGTATACAATCTAATTGTATTGCATGGGGCTGCGAGTGTGGAAACGGATGGCATGATTTAATATCGTGCCTCTGTTGGATGATCCGACAACACGAAGACAATAAAAAGTGGAGAAAGAAATATCTTGAAGAAAATGATCCAGAAAAACTCAAGCAAGAGCCAGAATATTTTCCTATAAAGTTTGATCAGATAAAGGAGAAATATGGTGGTCTTCGTGCTTATTTCAGCGGTGGAGATGATTACGTTGAAGGTTTAGTATCTATGGCAGAAGCCATGAGTTATAAAATTTGTGAAGTGTGCGGTGAACGCGGCAGTCCAAATAAAGGTGGATGGATTTCTACTTTATGCAATTCATGTAGGAGTAAAAATGAACAAGGACTCTAATCCAATAGATTATTTAATTGAATGCTGCGAAAAGTCTATTGGCACAGGATATTGGACTATAACAAGTTTCAACATTCTAAATGCCAAAGACGAACTAAAAAGATTACGATCTAAACCAGATTTGCCATATGATAATGTTGCATGGGCCAATATTAATGATCGTGGAGATTTGTTTAACTTGACATTGCACTATAATCAGTTTAATGAAGAAAATTGTATTCCTCTATATGCCAACAGAGAAGAACTAAAGAAGTGGCTTGACAAGAGTCGATGACTGTGGTATACTAATTTCTATCAGCCCCGCATGTAACTTTCTATGACAATTTGAACAAATTACTAAACATTTATCAATTTCCTTCATAATTGTTTCTACAGAGTTTGCACCGCGAGACATTACAGAAATATTAATTTCTTTTTCATTTGGATCTAAGTGATGAAAATCTAAACAAATTGGAGTATTTTCTTTACAAAAATGACAACCTTTTTCAGATTTATATTCAGAGACAAATTGACGATTACGCTCACGATATAGTACATTATTTTTTTTAGCACGTTTTCGGTAATCATCTTTATTTGAAAGATAATGTTTTTTAGAACATTCAGATTGACATTTTTTACATCTAGATTGCAATTTTCTTTTTTGCTTATCTTTAAATCCGAATTCAGAAACGCTTTTTTCCTCTTGACAAGTACCACAAACCTTGGTATCATACATAGATAACACTCCTCACGGTGGCGAAATTGGTATACGCAAGACACTTAAAATGTCTCGACTATTAGTCATGTGGGTTCGACTCCCACCCGTGAGATTATACACCAAAAGTTTTAAGTAACAACAACAAAATTCAAAAATTACCTTTAATGAGGAGTAAATTATGCTCAAGTTTGAACTCAGTTTTAATCCATTTGACGATAAAAGCGCACAGAATGATGTTAACAGGAGCGGTTATGTAAATATGAGAAACCGATTCTTGGATTCATTTGGCGGTGGTCATATACTTTGCTATAATAATAATCCGCGAAAGAAAATTAGCGGAATGAATCACACTTCGATGATTAGCGAAGTAATAGATAATAATATCAAAAATAGTTCTGATGCCTATTTCTATATCAATGGATTACGCAAGAAGGATGATATAAATTCTGTTCGTGCTTGCTATATTGATCTTGATGCTGGTCGTGATAGTAACGGTCATTACTTTTCCCCTAAGATTGTAAAGGAAAAGAAGAATCAATTTCTCACTATGATCAATAGTTTTGCCGTCCAGCCAACATGGGTTGTCGATACACGCAATGGATACCAAGTTTATTGGGTTCTTTGCGATAAGGATCATCAACTTGGACTGACGAAAAATAAGAAGTATTGGACAGGAATTCAGAAGAAACTTGCTAACTATTTTAATGCTGATATTCGTGCTATGAAGATCAATCAAATCTTTCGTATTCCTTATACTTGGTGGCGTAAACCTTGGGAAGGTAAGAAGTCATATTTCTCTACTCTTCTTGAAGGTTGCAGTGGTAAAAAGGTTAGCATTGTGCAACTTCAAGAGGCTCTTACGGGTCAATCAGCACAGATTCATGTTCAGTCTGCAAAGAGTAGTGATGCTTGGTATGAGTCTTGGCGTGAAGCATCTAAGAAAGCCGATGCCAACTCTGTGCCATTGACAGTTGACGCTGCTACCAGTATACTTAACAAGCTAGTTAAGCAAGATGCCAACAATGTATTGGTTCTTAACGAGGACGATGATATTCCAGATTACAACGAGGCAGATATTGATGAAGATGAGGATACCAACCCAATATTCAGCAATAAGTGTATACCAAATGAAGCTCAACTGCGATTGCTTTCAACTGTTGTGGATTTTCTCAATCAAGTTTCTACACCATTGTTTTTCAGTAATAATAAGTTTCTTTCTGCTTCTGCAAAAGATCTTGCTGCTAAACTCAGTGATGAATTTTGCGTTGGTTAAACTATTTGGAGAATAACTAATGAGTAATTACTGGATTGAAAAAACCGGCATTTTTCCAGAAGATTCATCTAAACATGATGAGAATTATGATCGTCTTATGAAGAATTTGTATGGTCATGAATTTGGTAAGTTTTTGGCAGAAACAGGACTTAATAGAGAAAGTTCTATCAAATTTCTTATTGATGCTTTAACTTATGTTAATGACCAAAGTAACGAATTTGATATCTAATTGGAGAATAACTAATGAAACAGAATATTATGAAGAAATGGATCAATGCTCTTAGGAGCGGCAAATATAAGCAGGGTACTGAAACTCTCAAGCAATACAATAGCAAGGGAAACGCACAGCATTGTTGTTTGGGCGTTCTTTGTGAATTGTATAATCAGGAAATGAAAAAGAATAAAAAGAAAACTCTACCAGAAAAGGTCTATAATAATGATTTTCCTTATGGATATACAAGATTTGGAAACAAACTAGATTATTTGCCAAAAGAGGTCATGAATTGGGCAGGCATGAAAAATAGTATGGGTGAATTCTATACAGGAATAACTTGGTTTGGTGATTATGAGGTAGAAAAGATCAGAGAAAGTCTTGCTGATCTAAATGATAACGGGAAAAAGTTTAAAACTATTGCTAATATTATAGAGAAAAACTGGGAAGTTTTGTGATGACAGAAGAAGAAAAATTTGCTATAACTTGGTGTTACTGTCGTGCGATGGATTATGTGTCTAAACACAGTCCAAATAAAAACCCTTACGAACATCAAACCGGTCCACTTGATCTTATAGTTGATGGTGTTAATATTACTGAAATTATGAAGAGATTGATAAATAGCTAAAAAATTTTGCCCCAATAGCTCAATTGTATAGAGCAAATCACTTCTAATGATTAGGTTACAGGTTAGAGTCCTGTTTGGGGTACTGGTTGATGGTTAGGTTAGTTTACTTTTATTTGAAAGGACTTAATATGAAGAATGTTATTTTTACACTTGCTGCACTACTAGTTGGTGGAGTTGCTTTTGCTGGTGATTGCCAGAATGGAGTCTGCCGCCAGCCAGTTCGTAATGCTGCACGTTCGGTTGTTCGCGTCACAGAGGCTGTTGTAACAGCCCCAGTTCGCGTTACGAAGCGTGTTGTACAGAATACCAAGCAGCGTCGAGCCGCTCGTTATTCTTGCAATACTTGTAACTGATTTATGTCTAACAGTTTAGCGGGTTCTGTTATAAAACAAAAACTCGCCCATAGAGGTCAGGCAGATATTGTTTTGCTGCACCGCTTTGCTAAAGCGGCCCAGAGTAATCTGGTAAGGGTTAAATTCCCTTGGCCTCTGCTTTAAATTGTTCGATTCTATAGTCTCCGATTGTGTATATAAATATAAAGGAGACTATTATGAACAATAAAAACTTGAAGACTCAGATATTAGAACTAAAAGAAAAAGGCTATTCATATAACGAGATCAAAAATAAACTTGGATGTTCTAAAGGAACTATAGCTTATCACGTTGGAACTAATCAAAAAGAAAAAACCAACATCAGAACTAAAAACAGCAGGAATAAAGTAAGAAGATTTTTACAAGAATATAAATCTAACAAATGCTGTGCAGATTGTGGAGAAAATTATCCGTATTGGATTATGGAATTCGATCATATATTCGATAATAAAAATTTTACAATAGGACAATTTAGTTCAAAAACTGTTAACTTAGATATTATAAAGGAAGAAATATCAAAGTGTGAAGTTGTTTGTTCTAATTGTCATAAGAACAGAACATTTAATAGAAAGATAAAAGATGGTAGCGATGTTGGTTGGGAATATTGCAACTACAAAACATGAAAATAAACAGACCATATGACATTATTTCGCACCATAGTTCTTGAATATGACTTAATAGAAATTCACTATAACAAAAAGTTAAAAAACAAACCTTACCTTGTTAGAGTTTTCAGTTATAACAATAGTGATCCTCACGAACTGAGAATAGATAGTAGTGAACTTAAAGACCTATATAAAATATTGAAACAACACAAATTTTTATGAAAAACTTAGACTTGACAGATGCTGAGATAGATGTTATACTTGAGTCAATCAGTGACAGTATGGATGAAATATATGGTGGTCCAGAAGGTCTTTCCGAATGTATGAAGAT